GTCTGTTCCAATTACTTCGAAGTCTGCCGCCTCAGCCTTGGCGTGCTGTGAATTTACAGAGCTACCGATGGCTACACATAACTCACTGCTACGAAATCCGCTAGTCACCTTGACCCTGCCAAAGTGATCCCGGACCGGCTGGAGAATATTCTCACACAATGCTTTTAGTTTTTCTATCTGCTCTGCGTTAGGATTATTATTAATACCTTTACGTATTGCAGTATCTGATTTAATTAACTCTGATAATGTGAAATTACGCGAAAGATTCATTTTTTATTTTTTTTCTATTATATATTTTTTTACTATCTTTTCTACGTTGATAAAAGCGTGCATCTCTTAATTTTTGTGCAAATTTATTTAGATAAGATAAGTTTTTTAATACTTTTCGATCCATCAATGTTATCCTCCAACTCTGCTTTGCTACGAATACATTTGTAAGATACAGATTCCGAATAGGTTCTCTCCGCTTCACGCTTGCCGCGTAAACAAACGGCCATTGATTTTTGCAAACGCGCCTCCTTAATCTCTCCGTTTACAAACATAAGCAGGGCTATCACAGTCTCAATCATTGTACGCTCCGTTTTTGTAGCCAAGATCTCTGTTGGCATCTTTTAATTTTTCAATATCAACTAAAACTTTATCCATTTGTTTACGTAAAAATTCTATATTAACTTTGTTTAGTGCCATAGATTCTATGTGTGTATTTAATTTATCTGTGGTCTTATAAAGATCTTCGATCATCATGAACTGTTCCGAGTCCGCGGGAAGTGATCCAAGTTGGCCCCGTGGCCATTTTATTCTAAACTCTGTGTTCTCTTCAAGATCCTTTTCCATAATCTGTATACGAGTATCTGCAACATTAAGACGTTCTATAATTTGAAAGTAGCCCATGGTGCCGAGTGCTACGATAACGATCAGCGAGGCAACCGTCTTCATAGGCATCTGCACGGCTGCCTCTTCCGATATGTTGAGTGGTTTCTTATTCATAAATTATTTTGGTAATGCGCTCTTCATCCATTCTAATACTTTTTTGAATGGCCAAGAGATAATATTCCAAATCCATTTCACAATTTTTTTTGCCATATTGTCCTCCGTTATAATTAGTGGTGTATGCCCACAATCACAGTAGTTGCATTCTACAACACCTCTGTGTCTATGTCCACAATCTACACAAATATTAATCATGTTTCTTTTCCTCCATTTCATAGAAAAAATTGTCAGTATCTTCGGTAATCCACTTACCTGTATCTTCTACGTTCCAATAATTAGTTTGCACTTTCCAGTCAGGTACAGTGTTTTTCACTGTAAAAGAAGGTATATCCCAAATTAATCTATTATTTGGTTGTGCAGCATAATTGCCATCATTTAAGGCAAGTATGTGAGCGCACTTGTGTTCGTGCGGTATTTCTGAATGATCTGTATCTAGTATGTTAGCCTCTGGGTGTGCAAAGTCAACAGTAAATAAATATTTTCCGTGGTGCCATTTTTTATCTTTACCTATGTATTTACCAGCTTGTGATTCTAAAATATCCCAAGCAGTGATAGCAGGATAATAACTAAAACAATTCCAGAGCTGAAGTTCATCAAGTCTTCTCTTTGGGACGTTGTTTGGTGCAAATCCTCTTTGAATAAACGCGCTAATTGGGAGGCGATAAAAGATTGCGCCGTTTTCCATGATAGCATGAAATAATAAAGCACGCCCAGTGATAGCCGTAACGCCAAAGATAATGCAGTCTTCAACTTCGCCATGATGTTTTCTAAGATCATATAAATATTCTCTCCTAATTTGTGCGTACTCAACAGGTATGTTTGCGTTTAGATATGCCATAATAAATCATTTTATAGATCCCCAGTTAGGACCAGACTCATAGTCTACCTTGTTTGGTATCTTCAAGTCAACTGCATTTTCCATCACATCTTTTATCTTTGCAGCTTCCAAAGGGTTGATAACAGATATATCAAGTTCATCGTGAACCTGTATATGTGGTGTAATACCTTCTTTATGTAATTCTAACATGGCCTTCTTTGTCATGTCAGCTGCACTACCTTGAATTAATTTATTCAAAGCTTTGTATGTGAAAGCTCTACGTGTAGGATTGTTGTGCCAATAATTTTTCTTTGGATTACCATCTTTGTCTTTTAATAATTCACCCTCATCATTTTTTAAATACTCACCCATGTTTTGTAAGTCTTCCATACGTTCTTTGTCTTCAGGTGGCACATACTTGCCCCAGTCTGAACCACGAAGTATAGGTTCGTATTTAGGAAAACGACAACGTCTGTTAAGTAAAGTTTTTATTTGCCCTCTGTTTGATGCAGCTTTCATAACTTCATTCATCAATTGTTTTACAAAAGGAACTTTGCTGTGATACTTATTAAATAATTCTTCTGCTTTATATTTTGATACTCCTAGCTCTGCCTGTAGTTTTGCTTTACCCATACCATAAAATAAACCTAGATTAATTACTTTGGCTTGATCTCTTGGAATATCAGCCATCTCAGCTACAATCTTGTGAAAGTCTGTTGATGGATCATTATCATACGAGTCAGCTATTGTATTTACAGATGCTAATCCGTATCGTAAAGCATAGTGTGCAACAAGTCTTGGTTCCTGTTGCGAGTAGTCAAAACAACCCCACTCACAACCTTTTTCAGGTATAAATAAAGATCTTATTAAAGGACCTGTGTCCGGATCTCTTGCAGGTATTTGCTGCAGATTAGGGTTAGAATAACTAAATCTACCGGTAACTGTGCCACCATCATCAGATCTAATCTGATTAATTTCAGCGTGTATTCTACCCCTGTGTTCGTGTTTTAATATTGTATCAATAAATGTTGTATTAACCTTGTTTATCTTTCTAGCCTCTGCTATCTTTTGAACAATAGGATGTTCATGATTAGACAAAAAATTTTTAGTAAATGATGGCTCACCAGATTTTAAAGTTCTTTCGTAAGATAATTTTAGTTTGTCAAAAACTTTGGCAATCGATCTTGCAGCCCATATCTGAGTATCTATTCCTGTTTCTATTTTCACTTGGTGTATTAGGCGTTCTTCTTTGGTGGTTAGTTCTTTTTTTAGTTGATTGGCTCTGTGAACGTCTACACGAACTCCGAGGAACCGCATATCAACTAGACAAGGAAAAAGATCTGTCTCAAGATTAAATATAGATTGTAAGTCTTGCTCTATCATTAACTTTTTAACGTGTTGCCATAATTTAAAAGTTAACTCTGCATCTTTCTCTGCATAAGATCCTACCTCTTGTGCAGGTAGTTTCCACATGTCTGCTTTTGCATCTAGCCCTCTTTGTTTAGCAGCTTCTAATAATGCCCTTTCATTTTTACCTTCGTTTAAAAAATGCCAGGACAAAGTATTTAGTGTGTATGAAAATCTATTCTCATCTAAAAGAGAACATGCAATCATGGTATCTACTACTAAACCATTGATATTTAAGTTTAAACTACGTATCCAACTAACGTCATACATGGCATTATGAAATATTTTTGTAGCAGGACATTCCAGGATATCTTTAAACCACTCTAAAGTTCTTTTCCTGTCCATGTTAGGACCCTCGGCATGAGCTATAGGAAAATACCAACTATTATTATAAGTAGCAACAGATATGCCTACTACCTCACCATTACCCACCACAGAGCCAGAACCTTTTGATTTTAAATCTGGATCTCTGGTTTCTAAATCTATGGCTATTTCATCGTAAGATCTAAGATCAGGATACTCTGTTGGCTGCACCCATTCTGTTTGTGGTAACATCATATTTTTACAATACCTTCAATATCTAAATTAAATGCAAAACTGATTCTTGTTTTTTCACTTTTATGTTTTTCTACTTTATGACGAAGTGCACTTGGAAAAATTAAAACCTCTCCTTTTTTACCATGGTAAGAAAAATTAGTTTCAAAAATTGTGGGTGAGTCCTCACAATCAGTATAATAAATTATTCCTGACAAATTACCACCATGGGCATGTAAAGGATTAAAAGAATCTTTTTCAACATAGTTTATCCATAGATCATAACCGTCAAAATGGTTTTTATTTTTACGCATCAACACAGTTCGTCTAGTTTCTTTTAAAGAAATTTTTTCATACTTGCATCTGTAATGCTCTCCAAAATAAATTAAATAACTTTGTAAAAAAGAGCCCTCAACTAAATTGAAAGGCACTGATGTTTGAAAAGAATTTTCACCTGAATTAAAATGTTCTAATAAAAAAGATAGTTTGTGATTTTTTATTTTGTCAGTATGTCTTTTACAATTTTCTAATTCTTCATATATTAGACTAGGCATCTTATGTTTTAAAATATACTTATCTATTTCTGTAATATCTTTAAAAATATCACTTATCATTTTTTCTTTTCGTCTTTTATTTTAAGTAATTCTAGTTGACAATAATGTATTATCTTCTTTATGTCCTCTGTTCCACCTTTACGTTCATAGCGACAAACGTATTTTATGACGTTACCCTGGAAGAACGATAAATTATTTTTCGAAATAAACTCGTAAGGTTGTATAGGAAACTTTGTATAGTGGTTTCCACCCACTTGAGTGTATTGAGGAAACGCTTCCTCAAATATATCTTTTGTTGTCATAGTTGATATTCCTTTATTTTCTTTTTTGCTTTTAATTTGTATAGGTTATTGCGTGCTCTTGTAATCCCAACATACCACACTCTATGCTCCTCATCTTGTTTGTCAACACTTAAACTTATACCCTTCTTAACCTTTGATCCCTGGTGCATGGATAAAATTACATTGTCCCCTTCACCACCTTTAGATGCATGTATGGTTGACAACCATATTCGTGCAGGTTCATCTAAATTTTCTTTGTTCGATAATAAATTTCTTATGTATAAAATTTCTTTTTGATCAGCTACAAACTTATCATACCATGGAATCTTATCATCCCAATCTCCATTTGGTATAAAATCTTTTACTTCTTCTATTTCTTTTTCTTCTAACTTTTCTCCGTTACGCCATTTGGTATAAGCAATTGCTGCTTTGTACAAAGCAACTCTATAACTTTTGCCTTTGTTACTTTGGTAATAATAATTTTTATTTTTTAAATCTTTCATAATTTCTAGTAGATTGGATTTAGTTCTAGTTAAAATTAACCACTTGCCATGTGCTAGATCCACCTGATTGATATCTGCTATCGTTTGACAATCTCCGTTGTGATCTCTTGGATCATAGTATTTATATTTACGAATACCTTGTATTTTCATTATTGGAAAATTAGATTCTAGTTGTACAGAGACTGATACTCTTCTTGATTTTCTTAAAACAATTTCTTTTGCAGGCTCTTCCACAAATCTTTTTACATCTGCACCCGCCCATGCAAAGATAGCCTGATCATCATCACCTGCTAAATACATATGCTCTGTGTGATTTTTTAATTTGTCATACAGTTTCCATTGCAGCGGAGATAGATCCTGTGCCTCATCAATAAATATAGCTTTGAACTCCGGTATCTTATTAGACTCCAACACCATTTTTATCATGTCGTTAAAGTCTACTAACTGATTTCTTTCTTTGTATCTTTTTAAATTTATGGAGATGTGTTTTAAAGTATCCCAATCTATTTCTTTTCTGTCGTGTTCGTTTAAATCAAACTCTGATCTTATGTCTATATCTTTGTTTATAGCTCTTTGTATCATTTGAAAATAAGGATTGTTGCAAGTTAGAAAGTGAGTTTCTTCTTCATTGTATTTATCATTGAAAGAAACTCTTATGCCTAAATTTTTACCTAGATCTTCGTAGTGATATGGTTGCATGATATCCTCTTCTGTTAATCCAAGTAAGTGATAACAAAAAGCATGTAGCGTTTGAAAGTATGGCACTTTAGATTCTGGCACACCAATTCTATTCCTAGCTTCTTCTGCTGCCTTTTTTGTAAAGGCAAAGTAACCTATCTTGTGGTATGGCACACCAGTTCTAATATAAGCTTTGACTCTTTTAATTAACCTATAAGTCTTGCCAGTTCCAGGTGGCCCGTATATTTTATTGATCTTTATCATCTGGTGTTTTAAAAGTATCTATTAGTTTTCCTTTCCAACCGTAGTTTCCTAAGTGTGTCGTTTCACCATCAACCACACCATAAAATTTAAAACCGGCAGCTCTAATTAAATTACAAAAATTAACATCTTCGCCCCACCAATATCCTTTTTTATCAAAGGTTGTATCCCAAAAATTATAAAAATATTTATTAGCCTCTTCTGATATTATTTCTTTTTGTTTTATTTTAAGACCTGGGTGATCCTTCATTAATTTTTCATAAACTTTTCTGTGAACTAAAGTTAATCCAGCAGGTCCTTTAGTTAACTCAACCAAACCTTTTTTATCTATGGTTATGTTTTGACTATCTTCAAACTCAACAGAAAATTTTAAAGTTTGATCTTGAGTTTTTTTTCTATATGGAACACAGATAGCATCTTTCTCTGATATTATCATTCTACCTACGACATCTGGCTCAAACTCCACATCTGCATCTATATTTAATTGGTAATCAAAACCTGTTTCTAAAAACATGGCTGCTAAAACATTTCTACCATAACCAACATATGGACACTTAAAAGTTTGAACAGTTGTTTTTATTTTAGCCGCTGTAAATTTATCCATTAATTTTATTAAAGATAAACATGTTCCGACCTGCATTGTGTCATAAGCAGGCATTGATATGCACACACTAATTTGTTTCATACTATATTCTCCTTATCTTCTCCTTCTATTATTTCATCTGGTATTTCTTCTTTCTGTAATCCTTCTTTTGGAAGTTTTAAAACTCTTATTGGTGGAAAAGAATCTTCATTCTCACCTTTTGGAAATCTTTTCTTACAATCAAAGTCTCCATTAAAATATTGTTTAATCATGGTAGCTGTTCTCGCTCTTTCTTTTGTCCAGTCTCCTCGTTTTAATTCATCGTAAAACTTATCGTAAATAAAATAATAGTGACCGTCATCTTCTAAAACTGCACCTGTTTTAAAAGAGGCATACGTTCCTGCTTTTGGTCCGTTTACAAAATCAAATAATTCTTTTTTCAACATGTCCATAGGATTTGTGCCAGCTGGTGGTTTGATAGTTTCCATATTAGCCCACAAAGTATCTAGTATAGTTTGATACTCATTCTGTTTTAATATTGGTGGGAATATAGGTGTTTGTTCTGCAATCAACGCACGCATCTCTTTCATCTCTGCTATCTTTTTAATATGCTTTGCGTGTATCTGTACGACTTTACCATCTGCTAAGTCTACGTTTATAAAAAACTCTGGATCAGGTTTGTAATCCATTTTTATTAAACCAGAAACCTGTGGCCAAGTCGTGCTTCTATGACTACCAATACCAAACTTTCTTTTCAAACAAGTTCCTTTCACACAGTTTTCCGAGATAGGTAAGTCATTACATTTAAAACCTTTTGTTTCATTCTTCCAATATTTTATTTTTTCTTTTACTTTACCGTCACCCCAAACAGTATCATACGTAATATAATTTCTAGCCGCTTCTAAAATTTTATCTTCCCAATTGTCAGGATATTTCTTTTTTGCAAAGACCATGTAGTTGTACAAGAATCTATCTCTTTCATCTTTTAATTTATTATTTGTGTCTACAATGTCTTTACATATCATTTGTAAACATGGTGGCCCATCATGAAACTCTTCTGGTCCCCCGGTAATTATTTCTTTTATCTTTTTAGATCCTATCTCTCGTAATGATTTTTCTGTTTGTAAATTTAACTCTACAGCTTTTATAAAAGTATCTAACTCCATCTTACTGCCATCAGGTTTGTAAGCTTTACGTTCTGTGCTTTTGTAATATGGTAAATTTATAAAACTACCAGATGTCTTTTCATTGTTTTGATTTACACCTAGCTTTGTTTGTTTGGGAAAAATTTCTGTGTTGTGTGGTAACTTAAATAAAAATAAAAGATTAGATAAAAATTCTCTGATCAAAGTTGCCGGCACTCTTTCTTTTGTAAAAACATAAATGTGTAGTCCACCACTTTTGGATTCTATAGGAACTACGGGTAGGTTTTTATTTTCAATTATATCTAAATATTTTTTTAAATTAAAACTTTTATAATTTTTTGGATCTACATCTATTGCACCAAAACTAGCTTTGGCTTCATCATCACAAGGCTGTATGCCTATTGCTTTCTTTCCATCTAAATGATCTTGATAATCTTCATCAGTTATGGTTCTTTTAGACCAACCATAATCACCTGGATCAAATTTTATTTTACCAGATTCAGGGTCAACATACCCTTTGTCTACGTTACAGAAACCATAGTCTCTTTGTAGACCACTAAAATACTTTCTAAATTGTATCAAGGCGCCTCCACTCTCGCTTTGGCGCCTTGCTTGCAAGTGTACTCATTAAGTACTCGGTTAAACTATATCTTGTTTAGCTTGAGCCTTTTCATACTGAGGCTTTGCAGAACCTTTTGATACAGTTTTCTGAAGTTGTTGTGCAACTTCATAAATTTCTGCATCTGCTTTTTCTGCAACGTCAAGATTTCTAACTCTTGACGGCTTGTAAACATGCCAGCTCTTGCTACCCGCAGTCTTGCCTACAGTTTTTAAATTGTAAACAGCAGCGTATGCAGCAGGGTTGAAAGAACCATCTGAGTCTGAGAATCTTAAATTCTTAATCAGATTATTTAATTCTCTTGCTGGCGTTAGATTAGAGGATCTCATGGCAATCACTGCAGGTTTTAACTCTGAGTCGACCATAGCCAACACATAAAAGTATGCAGTCTTTTCTACATAATTACCATTTGGTAATCTGTATCTACCATTCTTTTCTTCAACAGCATCCGCCGGAATATCCATGTGAGTTCCAACCGGTGCAGATGCACTGTCTCCTCGCTCCTGCCATTCTGGATATCTAGTTTGAGAATGTGCTATCACTACATCTAATCCATCATTGCCGTTGATTAGTTTCGTGAAGCCTGCTGCATATATCATGCCGGGCTTTGCACCATCAACGTATTTAGGATCTCTCTCGTTACACTCTGGCGAAAGTTGGTGTAGAATTTTTAGAATCGGTGTTGATACATCATCCGATCTAATCTCTTCTGCTCCTTTACCTGAGTCTGATCTTAGATTTATAGTTGCAAGTGAACCTGCACTATTCTTTTTTACTACTTCTTTTTCCATTTTTACTCCTTGTTAGTTTGTTGGTTTAGTAGTTTATTTGGTTTTAATTTTAGTTTGATTTCCTTCAAACGTGTGAAACAACTCTGCAGGTATCGCTCCACCTTTTTCGTGAAACTCCTGCAGAGCAGTTCGTAGGGTTCCGGCATGAACAGCTACTTGCCGATCGGGTTCATAACCTTGTCCTCTTGCAAGGGTCGCATATTGCTCCGCCTTGTTATCTTCGTCGAGACCGAATCTAACTGTGATGTTATTTTTCACAATCGCTCCCATTCCCGATTTTCGAAGCCAGTCAAACGCTTCAGGTTTTTTTTCTGCAACCATTGAAGCGCCAAATATATTTTTTACAGAAATCTGTGATCCATCTTTTAATGTTAAAGTTTTTAAGTTTAACTGACTCATGAGATCTGGTATTATTATATTTGCATAATATTTTTCTCTGTCTTTTAAATCTTTTAATTTATTTTCTTGATTAGTAATCTCTTGTTGTATTTCTTGAAGAGTATTTATTTCTTTTGAGAGTTCGTCAGGGTTGACGTTTGACACCTGATTAGGTGCATCTTTACGTAAGTCTATTGTCATCTTTCTCCATATGTGTTTAATAGTTTAATAATTTTTTATATCGCGCTTATCTGTATATACACAAATAAAGTGGTGTCAACTTATTTTTGATAAATATTTATTTCTATTGAATAGTAAGTTTTTTCTTGTCGATCCCATTTCAAAAGTTTATACTTACCGTTTGTCATGTCTGAAACTAAAGAGCATGCAACGCCTATTATTGCAGGGTCTCCAGATAATAATAAATAATCTTCTTCTTTAAAATCTTTTAGAAGAGTTCTAAGTTTTAAAACTAATGGACCAGGTGAGTGTATCATTTGCGAAAACTCGGGTAGCATTGTCACAATCTCACCATATTTTTGTGCACCGATAATATTATATTTAGGCTCTCCTTTACTAGTTCCCGGTATAGCCTGTATTAAATAAACTTTTGACATTGACTTTTTATCTTTCAAGTAATATATAGCAATTAGAAAGCAAAAGTAAACATGAATTATAAGTTTAAAACTAAGCCATATGCGCATCAGTTAAAAGCTTTAGAACGTTCTTGGGATAAAGAATACTTTGCCTATTTTATGGAAATGGGTACAGGTAAATCTAAAGTATTAATAGATAATGCGTCTATGCTTTATAACAAAGGCGAGATAAATGGGCTTCTCTTAATTGCCCCAAAGGGTGTTTATAAAAACTGGTATGAGGGTGAAATACCAACTCATATGCCAGATCACATAGAGAAAAAAGTTGTGCTATGGCAAACTTCTAATACTACCCCTACACAAATAAAAAAGCTAAATAGTCTATTCGCAACTGGAACAGATTTCCACATTTTAATTATGAATGTAGAGGCTTTTTCTTACCCAAAGGCTACCACTTTTGCTACTAAATTTTTAGATTCACATAAAGCTATGGTGGCCATAGATGAATCTACTACTATAAAAACGCCCACCGCTAATAGAACAAAAAATATTTTAAAATTAAAAAAACTTTGTAAGTATAGAAGAATATTAACTGGCTCACCAATAACAAACTCACCTTTAGACTTATACACACAGGCCGCTTTTTTAGAGGATGAACTATTAGGTTTTGATAATTTTTGGGCCTATCGTGCACACTATTGTTATATGAAGACTATGAATTTAGGATCTCGTTCTGTTACGGTGCCCATAGGACCAAATAGAAAAAATTTACCAGAGCTAGAAAAACACATTGCGGGCTTCAGTGAGAGAGTTTTAAAAGACGATTGTTTGGACTTACCACCTAAAACATACACCACACGAAAGATTGAATTGACAGGTATTCAAAGAAAGTTGTACGAAGAAATGAGAAGATACGCTATCTCAGAGTTAAATGGAAAAGTTTGTTCTACGTCTACAGTCATGGTGCAGTTGTTAAGACTACATCAAATATCTTGTGGTTACCACTCTGCAGACGATGGTAAAATACAAGAACTGCCTTGTAATAGATTAACAGAACTTATGGATATTATTTGGGAGATATCAGGAAAGGTAGTTATCTGGTCTTATTATCAAAAAGATGTGCAAAGAATAATTGAAGCCATTGAAAAAGCACATGGTAAAGATTCTGTTGTAGATTATTATGGATTAACTCCACAAGACGACAGACAAAAAAATATAGAAAAATTTCAAAACGATCCTAAGTGTAGATTTTTTGTAGGCACTACACAAACCGGCGGATATGGTATCACATTAACCGCTGCTAGTACAATGATTTATTATTCTAACGGTTATGACTTAGAAAAAAGATTACAATCAGAGGCTAGGATAGATCGTATAGGTCAAGAAAAACCCATGACTTACATAGACTTAGTTGCAGAAGATACAATAGATATAAAAGTTCAAAAAGCTTTAAGAGATAAATTAAGTATTGCTAATGAAGTTATGGGTGAAGAACTCAAAGAATGGATATAAATTTTTCAAATAAAACTAGTGATACAGCCCCCACCGTACCCAATAATACCCAATAGATTTTGTCTATCTTGCCGCCCAATTTGTGAATACCATTATGCATATGATTAATATCTTTTTTTACACCTTTAACATGTCCGTATAAAGACACAATGTGTTCTCTTGTAGTTTTGGGTTGAATTCCGTTTCCATTGTTGGGCATTATGTTACTATTCCTCTTTGTTTTTGTCTGAGTAATTTTTCTTCAGGTGATAATAATAATTCTTCTATTTGTGTCAATCCTGTATTTGGAACCGCAGCTTGTGCTGTTTGTATTACCTGCGCACTAGGCATTGCGCTAGTTACACTATCTGGTAGTGGTGGCGTAATTATAGCAGCTTCAAAATCTTCTTCATCCACATAATCATTTATATTTATTTCAAACTCATCGTTAAAGCTTAGACCCTGCAAGTCATCTCTTATATCGTCTATGATATCTTCTGCTTCTTCAAATGGATTAGGTTCACCTATACGTTCAGCTATCTCTTCAAACTCTCTTCTTATTTTGTCAGATGGAAAATAAGGAATAAATATGTCATTTGTTAATTCATTGTAAGTCTTTTTTAAACCTCTATCGACAAATTCTTTTCTTATTTCATCTTCGTCAGCGCCTAATAAATCGGCCGAAACTAAATCTTTTAATAAATCTTTTTGCACATTAAATTTTGCTTCGTTAGATTTTATATATCTTTCAACAACTTCCATTGGTTTTTGTGGTCCACCTTTTAATAAAGAGTCCCCTAATCCACCACCGGTAAATAAAGCTCTGGCATCTCTAATACCTTTTTGATAGCCGTTAATTTTATATCCCATATCTCTTACAGGGTTTAATCTTACAGCTCTGTAACCTGCAAATCCTAAAAGTTCATCGGGTAATTCAAAAAAGTCCCCTCGTTCACCTGGTTTATCCAAAGCTGCTTGATACAATCTTGTTAGCTGCGGATAAGAAAATGGTAACATAGATTCAGCTAAGTGTTCGATTTGAATTTTTAATTTATCTCCCTCTGGCGTTTGATCACTATATAATCTTCTACCATCTTTAGTTACACCACCTCTCAAAGTTAAATCTGTAAGTGCTTCGGTATAAATAGCTTCTGATATAAAAGGATCTGCTAACTCACCAGCTGCTTCTCCCATACCTTGCACTAAACCTTTCAATAGTATTTCTTCATCTTCTATACCTTGTTCTATATTGTTTAATAAAGTTTGCAGTGGTCTAATAGCTATGTCATAGGCATTACCATGACTAAAATCTATGTATTTTAATTCACCTGTTTCTTCATCTCTAATAGGTAATATCGTAGAATTTTTTGACCATTCAGGTAAAAATCTTTTTAGAGCTTGTAACTCTTCATTTGTAACATCATACAACGCTTGAAAACCTTTTTGTATTCCGTAAGGTGCAGCTGCCAACACAGTTGTTAATCCCAATAATCTTTTCATACCGATAAATTTTAAAGGGTTATCACTAGTAAATGGATTTATCTTACCAGTTTTAGAGTCTCTCATCTCTTTCAACGCTCTTTGACCTATGTTAGTTGTAGTTCTTAATATTTCAGATGGAAACGACATAAACGTTCCTAGCGGTAAACGTCTAAGAGCTCTAACTGTGTCTGATACATATGCATAATTAGGCACAGTATTTCTAACTATATCTGCTGCCTCATTATCTAAAAATTCTTTCGTAGCGTTTGGTATAGCTTTATTTAATCTGTATCTCTCAACTGCAAAGTTGGTTATTTTAAATAAGTCATCTTCAGCTGTGTATAAATCCTCTGCAAACTTCATGCCTTTTTTAGCTGTTCCTACACCAGCTTTAAATAATTTTGTACCCATAGAAGCTAGTGGTTTTTCTAGATTTAAATTACTACCAAAACCCACATCACCTAAAAGATTTCTAAAATCATTTACGTTTGTTTGTGAGTTTACAACTCCTAGTCTTAACAACTCTCTATATCTTTGATTAGCCTCTGGTGATCTAGTTCCAACTTGTAAAGGACCAAAGGCGTCTTTAAAAGCTCTTGCTACAATTGCAGGGTTTTCAAAAAATATACCATTTGCTGCAGAAAACCCTGTAGCAGAAAACAAGTTTCTAAAGTGTGTGACCGGGGCAAGTATAGTTTTTGCCACCTGTGATGCTGCTTTAGGAAATAAAATAAGATTACGATATCCAAATGTTGCTAGTTTCTCGACGCCTGTTGCATCTGGTCTTGCTTCAAATAAAAATTTTAAAATTTTATCACTATCACCCAATGATGAAGCAATATCTTTTGATGTAAATCTACCTGCCAATGGATTAACCGTAAAATCATCTTTAAAAAATGGTGATACATAGTCATCTAATTTTACTATTTCTTGAAATGGTAAGGCTTCTTCTGCAGCATCTCTAGTTGCAAAGAAAAAACCCTTGGTGCCTGGTGCAACGGTTCCTCCACCTCTTTCTATTGCTTTGACTGCTCTTTTTCTAATTTCATCTTGGTTTGCTAAGTTTTGAAACAATTCATTTTTTCTAGCTACAGAAGATAGTCTAGTCATGCCATTGTATAGTGAGAATCTAGGATCATCTATTTTACCAAAAAACTCTCTAAACACTTTACTACCTTCACCAATAGGAATTATCTCATCACCTTTTCTAAATGTCGTTTTTCTTTTACCTTTTAAAACTTTACCAGCTTTGTCTTTTACTAACACTTGTCTAAAAAATTTTTTAGTTGCAGAGTCAGCGTTTTCTGCAGTCTTTGCAGTGTATTTAAAAAAAGGTAGACCAGTTGGTTTTTTTGCATCTAATGCACTTTGTATAATTTTATCTAGTTGATCATCTATTTGATTTATGCTCTCAAAAGGTTTACCCTTCGCAGCTGCATATCTTGCAAATAATTCTCTAGCATTTTTGTACGCTTGATCAGTGGGTTTATATTTTAAGAAAGGTAATATAGGTTTTTCTTCAAATATTCTATACGAACCACTAAGATAATCTTTAACTCTATCACCCATTAATCCTTTTAATGTTGCAATATCTTTTGGTGCGCTAGAGCTGGCATTAATTAATTCTGTAAAAAAAGATCTACCTTCATTTAAAGTTCCAAACAAATCATTTATATCTTTTTGTTTAAGACCTTTGTTCTTTAATACTTTAGTTAAACTTTCTACAGTTAGTTGAGGTATCTCTCTACCTATATCACCAGAAAATAATGCATCGTTTATTTGTTTTAACACATCTACTTTTTCTTTTGCCATAGATTTGTTTGCAAAGTCTTTGTAAAACGGAAATAGTTTG